CGACGGCGATGATGTGTGGAAAGACTACGGTTCAATCCTACGAGTTCGGCGTGACATCTACGACGGACTCCTTGAGTGGGCGAACGATGACCGAGGGCCACCCGGATGGTGGGAGGGAAAGAAGAATGTCTGAGATTGTGATGTGGCGTACAGCCAGTATGGAAAACAAATGGAAGGATGGTAAGGGTGATGTGCGTCTCGCTTACATTGACTACTACGGTAAGTCATGGCTTGACCTACGGGTGATGAACACCACGGATGGTAAGAATCAACACACACGCCACGGTGTGAGACTCACACTACAACAAGCGAAGGAGATGCTACCACGACTCATTGAAGCAATTGAACACGCTGAGAATGTGGAAGAAGAAAGAGAACGAGAGGATTGAATCCTATATAAAGCAGCACCGAAGTGAGAACCATGAAACAAGCCGCCGAAATGATTTGGACAGACGGAAGTGGGAAGGCACTGAGTGCCCTCGCTTCACAACTGAGCAAGCGTGAGAAGACCTTGCACGAGAAGCATGAGGACTACTACGCTAACCCACAACTCATGGTGGTTGATATGCTCACAGGCTCAACCGTGATTCTACAGACTGAGCCACACGAAGGTGGTAAGACCCACGGCAACGGGTACCGACGATGCTCCGCTGTTGAACAGCGCATAGCACGGAAGTTGCCAGCAAAGCGCATCATGCGCCGCCTGCTCAGCATGGCGATTCGCAATTTTGTTCCCAAGGATGCTGACGCTGATGTCGCAAGTCCTGTTGTCAAGAAGGCGTTGAAAGACATCGCCGCTATCATCGCTGACGATTCAGTGGTGGACGACAGCAAGTACGACGCTGCGTTGGATAAAGCGATTGAAGAGATTCTTGGACACACGATGTCCACACGAGCGGGTGATACCCTGCTCAAAATGGAGGCCATTCCACTCAGCACTGCGTTCATGGATGTGGATGCAGTAAAGGCTGAGTTGAAAGAAAAGGAAGTGAAAGCATGAAAATGAAGAGAGGAGAGAAAGAAGGACGAATTGCATTTGCCGCACGAGTGGTCAACGCCGTGGCTGGCGCAGTAGAAAACCCACCACAGCCGGTTGATGAGTTGTACGCAGTTATTGACAAGCGGTGTAAGCGAACCAAGACTACAAAGGTTCGCTTTGCCACGAACTTGAGCGACGCTGCACGCAAGTACGAACTCATCTCCGTGAGGAAGAACAAAGGCTTGTGGCGTAAGTTGAAGGCTAACGCACCGTTGTTCTACCCACTGGACGGTGACGGTTTGTCCTGTGATGAAGAAGCGACCGTGCAAAAGGAAGCGACGACTGAGAAGGTTGTCAAGACGGTGAGTGTTTCCAACGAGTCAATTGACGGCTGTTCAGCAGGTCAGTTGTTGAAGTTCGCTTACGGTATGGACAAGGATGATGTGATGAGCGTTGTTGAGGACTTGTTGTATGACAGACCAATCGCCAACACTCGTCTCGCTCTCAAGAGCGTGCTTGATTACCTATCGTCTCGCAACGGTGAATATCTCTTGGATGCGTTGGATTCTGCTATGCAGGTGTGATGAACATGCGAGACTATCTCGTTCACATCATTGGCCCTCTTGATGAAGAGACGGGCCTGCCGATGTGGGAATTTTGGGAGCGTGAGGAAGCATGACTGAAGAAATTGTTATCAGCAAAGAAGCGGACGCTCTCGCTCGCTCAGTTGCTGCCCACAAGGACAACGACCGGGCGCTTGAGTTGGCTACGAGTATTGGGCTTGACCACATTCAGTACGCCACTGCGAAAATCATTCAGTTGACGGTAGGAAAGGATGACCGTTGGATGAATCAGCGAAGCCCGCACGGCCTCATGGTGGATTGCATCTACCTTGTAGCAAAGAACGCTGGCATCAAAGTCAGTGCTCAGCGTATGCGAACAATCACGATGAGTATTTTCAATGTAGGTACGCAACCCCGACCCAACAAATGGCAAGACGAGTTCAGCGATGTGTTGGAGTTGTTGTTGTGAACTTCTCTAAGTTGGCTGACATTCATGAGCGCTTGCGCTTAGGCTCAAAGCCGGGCGCTGAATTGAAGCGCATTGAATCACTTGAGGAAGCGCTCTTTGCTTACGAGTTATTCTTCCCGTCTTACGCTCGCATTTCACCTACAAGTGTTGCGAAAATGATTGGTGAGGAATTGGGACTCTACATCAATGTAGTGAAAGAGATGTTGCCCGATGAAGAAGTGTTCATGGGTTTGGCCTCCGAGAGTAACAAGACATCCTCACGCAATCTCACTACCGGCCAAGTTCTGTCCTACCCTTATGAAGCGGCATCGTTCACGGACATAGCGTACCGACATGATGAGAAGGAGGCTCGGCTGGTGTGGCGTTGGCTCTTGAAAGCGAGAGCAGTACTCAGTAAGCGAACCTTCTTCGCAGCACTCGCACGGCAGTTGAAGTTGCCAGTTGAAGTGGTGCTTGGTTCTCAGTCCAAGGACACCTTAATCAAAATGTACAAAACACCTTCAAGCATCATGTCCCTCAAAGAGTGGTGGAAGTATGAAGCGAACTTTCCTACACCTGCCCGTTGGAAGGCGTGGAGCAAACTCCAACCACCCGAGGGTCAATGGTATGCTATCGTTATCCCCTCAATGTACCCCAGCGAAGAAAGCCGTCAACGGTTGTGGTACACATGGGGGAATGTAACATACAACCGAGAAGGTGTACCTATTGGTAGCACAAGGGAAGACTTCAACATTCTCAAGGAGTTCACTCACAACACTGTGCTTGACTACATTTCATCAGCAGACCCTCACGCTCCTTTCAGTAGGCGTATGCACCACATCCGTGCAAGAGTACATGACCTGTCCAAGCATGGTGCTTGGGAGTTGGTCAATAACCGAGTTCAACATGAGGATGTCCACTGCGTGCGACTCATCCACGAGGACACACAGTACGAACCGGGAGGCGTCATGGGCTACACGCTCCACGCTGAGCGCTCACGAGCGTACCTCAAGTTGGAGAAGCAGTACACTGAGAAGAAAGAGTTGCGTTGGGAGTTAGCGGCGCTTGATGGCTTGTCCGATTTTGTTCCTGTAGTTGATGTACCCTCGTGCGACGAAGCGGTTGTCAAGGAGGACACTGACTTAGGAGAGGTTGTTATCGTTGTTGAAGTGGCAGTGCTCAGTGCTGATGCTAACGGTAACATCACACAGTGCTTACCGATTAGAGTGAGACGAGACTTGGGTATCAACGACTTGACACAAATAACTGAACTGATTGAAAGAGGAATGACACATGCAGAAAATTGACGACGACAAAGAACAATGGCTTACGGCTGGCTACATCGCTGGTGCGATAAAGTTCAATGTGAGTGTGGTGAAAGCCAACGAGCGACCCAACGGACACCGTGTACGCATGAGCGTATCGTGGGCTAACAAGCCTGCGATAGTCATGCAACCCCTCATTCAAAGACTACTACAATTAGCGAACCTTGTGTACAAGGACGAGTGGACGAAGCAAGGAGATGTGATGAAGTGGATTGTCCTGTTGGACGGACTGGACTTAGCGTACAAAACTCGTACGCTGATTGCAGACCGAGCGGGACTTCACATGTTTCAGTGGGTGTGGGATAACCCCGCACCTACCGACTACGAAGAGTTCATTGAATGGGCGAAGGCTTTTGACGACGAAGAAGCAGTATTGGGTTGAATCCTATATAAAGCAACAACAGAAGGGAGTATCATGAAAACCGCAGATTTTGAACCCACCATCCTGTCACAACTGGCAGGGCAAGCGACCTTCGTGGAGGACGCTAAGCGCTGGGTTGCGAGTGGTAAGTACCCCAACGCTGTTCTTCTACATGGCCCACCGGGCACTGGTAAGACCACAGCCATGCGTGTCCTGTTCCGTGCCATGCTGGATGACTTCTACGATGAAGTCAACTACATGATTACCAATGCCAGTGATGACCGTGGTATTGACTTTGTTCGTGACCTCAAAGGTAAGGCACAAGTCAAGGGTGTGGGTGTAGAGCGAAGAGGTATTGGTCTTGATGAGGCAGACGGTCTTACACCCCAAGCACAAGACGCTATGCGACAAATCATGGAAGAGTGTGCAGACAATGCGTTCTTTGTACTCACGGCCAACGACCTTAGCAAAATCCGACCGGCCATCAAGAGTCGGTGCCTTGTGTACGAGTTCATGCCCATTAGTGTGGGCGATGGGGCGAAGCGACTTATGCAACTTCATGCAGGCGCTCCTACAGAAGAGTGGACCCAAGCCGCTGCCCGGTTGATGAATCACACAGGTGGCGACATGCGACAAGCCATTGAGATTTGGCGACACACTGATGACCCTCAAGAGATTACACGCTTGCGTGATGAAGGCAACGCTTCGTCAGCAGCGCTCGCTGCTGTGAGTGGTGAGTACATGGAGATGCGACAAGTCCTCTACGGTATGCTTGACCGTGGGACAACTCTCAACTTCGTGATGCGCAACTTCCACGACAGCCTCACTGAGTTCTTTGAGATGGACTCCGACACTACCTTCACGGTCATGGCCGTGTTGGGCGAGATGGTACCTCACATGTATGAGTGGCCCATCGGTTCCTATTCCTTCGTTGATTGCCTCGTGGCACGACTACGAAAGGAGGTATCTGCATGAGTGAAGAATACGAAGAAGAGTACTACGAAGAAGAGCAAACGACCGACCTACCTGCTGGTGTGCTTGAGCGAATCGCTAAGCATGCTGAGCGATTGAAGAAGCCGAAGGATGAGATTCGTACGGCCTTCCTCAATTACATTCGCAGCGTTCATGGTTGTGATGATTGGCAAAGTGAAGATGCAGACCTGTTGGAAGACTGGGCTGAGCAAATGGTTGTTGAACTACGCAACACTGGTGGCGGTGGCGGTATGGCTGGCTCCGTTGCTTTTGTCGGTTGCTTCGTTGGTGTTGACCCATCACGCCGTGACCGTCGTGGTGGGCTTGTTAAGCGTGCCAAGCGTGAGTTCACACTTGACCCCGGCAAGGCTGTGGGTCAAGGTATCGCTGGGCACTACACCAAGAGTGGTGATACTTGGGTGCTCAACCGTGCAGGTGGTACTGACAAGACTGACATCTCAGTGGACGAAGTACCACCCAACTCTTTCATCGCTGACGGTGAACGCATCTGCTTGGTCACCAAGGCTGGTAAGCCAAAGGCCATGAGCATGATGGGTCGCAACTACTACTTCCTCGGTGCTCCCGAGGATGAGTTCACTCACGACGGTGCCATTCAATTGTGGCGCTTGGACATGCAAGGCGAAGACGCTGACGCACCTGTGCTCCTCGGTGAGCCGTGCCGCATTCAAGCACGACCACCTAACGAGAACGCACCCGAGGGCTTCAAGGATGTGCTCAGTACGAGCCTTGGCATCCGAGACAAAATCCAGTACACTGATGAGTTCGTTGACGCTGAAATGCGCCCTCTACTCAAACCGTTCCGCTTTTGGTTAGACACTGAGTTGCACGGTCACTCCACTCGTTTGGATGAATTGGTTGAAGCGTATGAGGCTGGTAGCCGTACCTTCACCATCAACGGTGAGCAGGGTCGCAGTGGCCCCATCGTGTTTGTCAAGGGTACAGTCAATCGTCTCAGTAGTGAGGCTCGTGAAAGTGAGTACGACGAAGACAAGCGCTCCTACTCTCTATCACTCACTTCCAGTGCGCTTCAAAGCATTCATGGAAGTAGCGATACAAGCGAAGTCATGTGTTGGCTTGGAAGCGCATGCAACGACCTAACCAATCCATTCAGTGCTCGTGGTGTTGAGGATGAACTCATTGACTACGCTGAGAAATCAACGGTGCTTGTGTGTGGCCGAATCGCTGTGAAGCGAAAGGACGGCAAGGACATTCCCAACCTCAAGGTGATGGGTGTCTTCGCTGACCCACGACGCATCCGCCGACGACAAACTGGTGGCGACACTGGACGAGGACAATTCAACTGAGGTGATTAGATGGCAGGTTTTGGAAAGACGAAAGAAGCAAACAAGGCAGAAGAACAACAAGCGGAGATTGAAGCGACACCCGCTATCCAGCGGACGGATGATGACCCGTTCAGCGCACTGCGTAAGGAGTACTTACTGATGGACAACATGCCACAGTCGCACTTGTTCATGGGTATCGCAGGCCACGACAACACCGGTAAGACGGCTATCGTGACTGACGCATTCTCACGAGATGAGGAAGCGCAAGAGCGTGGTGAAGAGTTGTGGATTCTTGACTTTGAAGGTGGCGGTGCCGCTAACAAGTCAGCCTTCCACAGCGAGAATACCAACATCCGTTGTTGGGAACCATGGGTCATGATGCAAGGTGAGCGTACTTCGTACAACTACCCAGCCACTCACGCTCGTGTGATGTCAATTGCACAGTTCGCCAACGACATAGCGCAGAAGCAACGGGACCCCGACTACGAAGGCCCACGCTTGTGGGGCTTCCTTGTCACTGGTGTTGACTTGTGGGACAGCGTGTGTGTGAACTGCATGCGTATCGTTGACCTCAACATCGCCAAGGACGGCATAGAAGCCGCTGACTGGAACAAGAAGGTGGGGCACCAATGGGACTGGGCGATTCGCAAGACTCGCTTCCATCAACTCACTGGGTTGTGCCGAGCGCTTGTCAAGGCTGGTGTGCGTGTGTTTTGGGAGACTCACCTGCGCCTCACGAACTACTCGTGGGGTAAGGCTGAGGATTCCGACCCGACATGGCGACCCGACTGGGAGAAAGCCAGCAACAACTTCGTGTATCAAATTCTCATCTGTGAACGCAAAGACCACAAGGACGATGAAACCGGTGAGGTTGTTCGTTCCGAGTACACGGTGACCTTTGAGAAGAGCAAGACCAATGCCAAGTTGCAGGGTCAAAAGCGCACGACACTCATTACTGAAAGCGGACAGGAGCCGCAGTGGTTCGGTTTGCCCGAACTCTACGACGGTACGCTATGAAATTCAAGGGGGTTTGAGGCTAATAAGGAAGAAGCATGTTTCTTGGTTTGGGCACTTCTCACGGCGTTTTTTCAACTTTCTCGCCGCTTCCTTTCCCCCACCTCTTATTCAATGATGTGATACAATGACAGAACTAACTATTGACAGAAAACAACTGGCTTCCTTCCTCGGTGGCTTCGGTAAGAATGTAGGCGACTTACGCTTAGTAGTGAACGAAGAAACCATTGGTGGGACTGTGGCATTCATGTCTCACTTTCTTCGGAAGAAGGAGACTATCAAAGGTAAAGTCAAGACCAAAGGTGCGCTCCACATTAGCGAGTTAGCAAAGGTACAGAAGTTCGTGAAGTCGCTCAAGACTGACGAAGTAAGCATTAAGCAACTTGGGACTACGAAGCCACTTTACATCACTGCTGGTGGAAGCAAACTCCAACTACCAACAAGCGCTACGATTGTATCGTTCAGCAAGGTATCGTTGTTTGCACAACTTATTGGAGATGCGAAGGAGAAGGAGTGGACGAAGTTCCACAACGCTGACCTCGCTGTACATGGTACAATTGACCTGTCTGCATTGACGGGTGTGACTAAGATGCGAGGCATCCTCAACAGTAGCCCGCTCTTCCGAGTGATTGCTAACGCTGAGGAAAAGGAGTTCACCGTTACTGCTGGTAAAAAGAACGAGGCTCGTCTGTTCTCAACAGCGGCGCTTGTTGACGCTAAGGGGCCCGGTGCCCCTATTGAGTCCACCTTTGGTGCGTGGTTGATGGAGGCTCTTGCACTCATGCGACCGCAGCCTGCTGACATTCACTTCGGTGCTAACACTGTGCTCATCATTGAACAGAACGAAGACCTGTTAGTGGTCATTGACCAAAGGGCGTGAGTGCATGATTGTGGACTTCTTCTATGAGGACGGCGAGTACGACCAACCTTCACTGTACCTTCGTACGAGGAACAAGCAAGGTGAACTAACGAAGCGCATTATCCGTCCACATGATGAAGAGTACATCCGACCGTTCTGTTGGATTGCTGAGGGTGAGGCTGAATGGAAAATCAATCGGTTGAAGAATCGCTTCCCGAACATGGACATCATCAACAACGAGACAGCAGTTGGTATTGACAAGAAGAGGCTCGTCAAAGTAGAAGTGGACAAGCCCAATGACTTGTGGGACATCAAAGACGAAGTGCGTACTTATGAAGCGGACTTGAATTACTTGGACCAAGTATTGCTCACGCTCTATCCCGACAAGGTTCCCGACTTTCACCCTCGTGTGTGGTACATTGACCTTGAGTGGGACCCGAAGCAAGACTTCACGACAGTGATGGCTGTAGTTGATTCCCACACTGAGCATCCCGTCGTCTTCGCATGGCGACCGGAAGGAGGAGACCATTACGGAGCGAGGTGGGTTGAGCGTGAGGGTGGCTACATGCTTCATGAGTATGGTAGCGAGGCTGCGATGCACGAAGCGTTCATTCAACGCTTGACAATGTGCGACCCCGACATCCTCGTAGCCCACGCTCTCATGTGGGCTGACTTACCACATCTCATGCGTAGGTTAGACAACCCCGATAGGCTCTCACCCATAGGTCAAGTTGTTCGTCCGTTCAAGACTAACGACGGCTACAAGGAAACACAGCAACCCATCAAGGGTCGCCTGTGTTGGGACTCAGCAGCAGGGTGGAAGAGCGGTAGCGGATTTGAAACGCTATGGCAAAAGTCCGGGCGTGGACAACTACCCAACCGAAAGTTGAATACCATCGCTGAACAGTTGGGTCTTGGTTCTAAGTTGACTGAAGAGGTTGAGGGTATGACCGTACACAACGGTTGGTACGACTACTACGATTCTTTCATTGACTACTGTTTGAGAGACACTACGCTTTTAGCAGGTATCTCCAAACGCTTGTATGCCATTGACTTCTTCGTTGCTATGCAAAAGTTGTGTGGTGTATCATGGGCGAGCACTCACAAAGTCACACGCTACTTCCGTGGGCTTGTAGGTCGGCGCACTGACAAGAAAGCATTCAGTGCGAAGAATGTCTTCCGTGAAGACTTGGAAGCGGCTTACATCCCCAAGCCCATAGCCGGGCGACACAGGGGAGTAGCGCTTGTTGACTATGCTTCTCTTTACCCCAACATCATTCTCAGCGACAACCTCTCCTACGAGACGAAGCGAGATGCACCGGGACCGGGCATCAAGACACTGGGGAACGGTACACACTGGGACCAAAGTGAGAAGGGGTTGTTGCCTTCTATCGTTGAAGAAATGCTTGAACTTCGCAAGGAGTACAAGCGTAAAATGAAAGAGGCTACTACTGATGAAGAACGCCTTGGTTATGACATGCTACAAATGGCAGCGAAGGTTGCAGTGAATGCGCTGTACGGTATGTGTGGAATGAAGTCTCTACAGGGAATGTGGGTTGACAATGACATAGCATCCACCATCACCTTCCGTGCCCGTGAGGCTATCCGTCACTTACTGAGCGAAAGCGAGGAGCAAGGCTACAAGTCCCTGTTTGGACATACTGATTCGGCATTCATTCAAGTGCCCTTTGATGACGCACAACCATTAGCAAACCATCTCACTAAGACGGCTCAATCAAAATTGCAGTTGTCTCATATGGATGTTGAACTGGAGGCTTACTTTGACTACTGGACTACTGCTCCTGTGAAGAATCGGTACTTCGGTTACAAGGTGTGGCCCGAGAGTGCGAAAGGGGATTTGAAAATTTCCGGTTATGAAATCAAAGCCTCAAGTTCAGCACCTATTACAAAGCAAGTACAAGGCTTAGCCATGGAACTCATCGGACACGGTGCCGATGAGTCAACTGTGACTGAGGCGCTACGCTCACTTTCACTGGCTGTAAAGAACGGCACTATCCCATTGAAGGATGTGGTGATGTCCACTCGTCTTACCAAGGACCCGTACGACTACGAGAAGCCCACACCCGGTGCCAAGGCTGCGATGTACTACAATGAGCACAAAGGTGGCGAAGCGTGGGGTAAAGGCGACAGCGTATCGTGGACCTATGTGAAGGGTTTCAAAGAGGGTGTACCCGATTACTTTTCTTTTGGGGGCGACAAGAAGCCTGCATCATTCGTTGCATTCCGTGAGGATTCGGAACTTGAGAATTACATCATCAATTGGGATAAGGTACTGGATGTACTGGTAAAGTCCAAGTTGAAGAGACTCTACGAGAGCCTTGATTGGGACATCAAGGCCGCTGCTGGTGATGTAGTCCCGAAGACATACTGGTGAAGACGATGGGATTTTGGGACAGACTATTTAGACGCTTGAGAACGCAAGAAGAAGAGAGAGAGATTGAAGGTTATTATTCAAGAGCGAAGCGGTTCTATGGGGTGGAAGAGGAGTGAAGTGCAGTGAATGTGGTAGTGAGAACTTACACACCCGACGACAGAAACACTTTGACTATATAAAGCGGCAGTGGAGTAAGAGAACAGTTGAATGTATCAAATGCGGACACAGTGAAAAGAGGGTGATTGAATGAGCAGAATTGAAGACGAAGTGTGTGAGAAAATCCAGCAACGGGCTGAGGTTGGCAAGACCAAGTACGGGGTGACCATGGAGACAGCCCCGTTGTCTCGCCTTGAATGGCTCGTCCACGCACAGGAAGAGGCCATGGACTTGGCCGTGTACTTACAGAAGTTGATTGAGATGGAGATGGAACAATGAGATGGAATCCAAACCCCGAAGGTGGCAACAACGAGCGTGATGGCTACGAGCACAAAGAGTTGCTCAAGTCCTACGACAACAGTACCTATGCGTGGCAACCAACCATGGAGGACAAAATCCTACGAACGAGTAAATCATCACTTGGTACTTTCAGTACTTGCCCTCAACAGTACTACTTCTCCAGTATTCTCGGCCTTCGTGGTGAGGAGCAAGACTACCACATCCGTGGTTCCAATGTTCACGACGCAGTGGAGTATTGGTGGAAGGCTATGGTTGATGTGGTGGAAGGAGTGTACGATTTGATAGAGGCTGGTGAGAAGGATAAGGCCCTCACGCTGTGCATTGAGACGCTACCCGACCCACCGACTCCCTACATGTACGGGGAGCCCGAGCAGTTGCGCCTCTATGTTAAATGGCAATTTGAACGCCTATGCAATTTAGAGCGAATACAGATGCGAGACTGGTTCCCTGTTGGGAACGAAACTGAGATTCACGCTACACGGACTGTTGTAGCAAGCGACGGTACTGAGGTTCCTATCCACATGAAGGGGTTCATTGACCGCATGTTTGTGGACGATGAACACACGGGTATCGTTCTCATGGAATTGAAGACGGGTAAATGGAACAAGTACAAGCCCTCGCAAATGAGGAATGAGATGCAGTTCTACCGCATGATGCTTGAACATAGTCCACACATGGAGTTTCTACCTGTTGTTGCTTGGGGATGGCAATTCCCCGGCGGTGGTATCAACGGGGGCGACGGCCCCATGTGGGACTACGAAGCATTGAAAGGGCGTGTTATTCAATACGCACCGAAGACAGTTGAGAAGCGTTTGACACAACTGGTTGACGCTCATTTGGCTATGGACTTTCCCCCTAAGAAAAGCATGCTGTGTGGTTGGTGTGACTACATGGAGCGCTGCCCAGCATGGATGGAAGAATACACAATTGGAGATGAACAACATGAACAGAAGTGAATTGAGAAAGAGAACAACAATGATGAAGACAGCAGTGAAAGGAATCATGGAAAACCCATGTAGTCTTGAATTGGTGTCATCGTTAGTTGGAGAAGACATCAGCATTCGTATGATGATACAGAAGACACTGAGCGACTACGCTGACTTGGGGTGTGAACCCACGGTACCACTACCGTGCCACCTTCATGTCACGATACACCCCTCATTACTGCAAGACGATGTGCTGGCTGATAGCGCTCAGCGTATTGCCGCCCGCTTAGACGATTACATGGCTAACTGGTGATGTCATGGTATTCGTTCCGCTTGACTTCCCACGGGAAGTCCTTGAGATGGCGTCAAACGGCCAGCAGGCTGGACGCTACATCGTGAAAAGTTGGAGCGAGTTAGAGCGATACTGGAAAAGTAAGAACGGGAGCGGGAATGTTTATTTCACAATGTACGGTTATCGTGCAACAAAACCACCACGCAACCACCGAGTGGATTACGAAACACCGGTCATTCATCATTTTGTGATGGACTTTGACTGTAAGGATTTCAAACGCCGTGGTGTTGAAGTTGATTTCACTTACATGCACGAACAAGTAAAACGCCTACATGCTTTCTTCCTACAAGAAAACATCCGACACTTCGTATGGTTTAGCGGAGGTGGCTTCCACATTTGGGTTCCACTCGCTGAGACTTACATGCCCAGCAACGGGAACGAAGTCAAACGCATACGAGAAGGTGGACGGAAGTTGATGGCCCAGTGGCACAACGATTTAGATTTAGGATGCAACGACCCAACTGTTGCGTTTGACACAAGCGGTATGATTCGCATTCCCAATTCCTACAATGCTCGTCGTGGTTGCTGGAGCATACCTCTTGAAAGTGAGGAGATACTTACCTTAGACCACGACGGGCTGATGGAGACAGCACAAGTAGCACGCAGTGGCTACATTGAGCACGGTACTGAGAGCGTGGTTATCACGCTACCAAAACAACGCAACCTATTCAAGCGCACAGTAGAGAAGGTGGAGGGCCTACCGGATGTCACGCTAAACGACATCGTGGTCTTACCCTGCCTTGCTGGGGCTCTTGGTGAGGGCAACCCGATTCACAAAGCACGCTTTCACCTTGTGGCTTACCTCGCTGCTCGCTTCCGTTGGTTTCACCCACCCGAGGCTATCAACGATACCGAAAAGCAAGAGCATGCGGTACGCATTTGCGACATCATTTCAAAGCAGAATTGGGTGGACTACGACCCCGACATTACGCAGAAGCATGTAGAGAGCATCGTGTTCGGTGGTGCTGGCAACAAAGGTTACTGTGCATCCTCTTGCGCAACGATTGAATACGATGGGCTGTGCGTAGGGAAGTGCCGTTACCACGATGGTAGCATGGAGGAATTATGATGCCGAGAGTGAGATGTTCTATTTGTAGTGGCTTGATGAGTAGCAGTAGTCGCTACAACAATACGCCCGATGACTTCGCACATGTGTGTCATACTTGTCGCTTACGAGGGCCCGAAGATTCAATGAGGTGTGTCGCTACAACTAGCACGGGAAAACGATGTAGGAAGTGGAGAGGCTACAAAAGCGAACACTGTAAGACACATAGGAGTGATGACAATGCCTAAGCCGGATTTGATAATTGACAGCAACGAAAGAGGACCCCTGTGTGAGTCTATCCAGCGCAAGGCAGACAAGGCCGGTCTTGCTGTTGCGAGACAGGCGTTAGTGGTTGGAGACTACCTATTGGGTAGTGCTTGTGTGGAGGCGAAGAGCATTAGCGACTTCATTCAATCCCTTCATAGTGGACACTTGTGGCGACAGTTAGAGAACATGGATGCAAATTACGAGCGCTTTTTTCTTCTCATTCACGGGAGCATAGCGAAGTACATCGCTATGGCGAAGAACAACGGTAAGCGTTTGACACACACGGCTGTGCAGAATCAGTTGCTTGGTAGCATCGCTCGGGTCATGGCCGACTTTGATTGTCAAGTGTTCTTCACACCTAACATGAGCGAAGCGGCACTGTTCGTTATCAAGTTGCACGACAAGTTGCACAAGCCAGCCAGTAGCCACGGAGCGAAGGCTGTGCGCCGTGTGTCCACTAACGATGTACGCAAGGATATGTTGCTCACAATACCCGGCATTGGTGCTGACTTGGCTGACCGTCTTCTTTCAAAATGCGGAAGCATAGAAGAGATGGCGTTCCCCGACGCACTAAAACAAGTCAAGGGCTTAGGCGACCGGAAGAGGAGCATGATAGTGCGTGTACTTAGCAGCGAAGAACCAGTCCACATTGAGCGTAGCGTGAGGCGCTAATATAAAGCGGCATCACAGAACTTTATTGAAATTCATTTAAATAAATTAAAAAGAGATTTAATTCCGGTTGAATCCTATATAAAGCAACAACAGAAGAGAAGAATGGTGATAGAATGAGAAAAGCAACCGAGTATGCCGCAGTGGACAAGTACCCTTTCTTCAAAGGGTATGTGCAAGAGTTCGGCAAAGTGAGTATTGACAACGACATTCCAGCCATGCTTTCCTTCTTCTTTATTCAAGGACAGATTGCCGCACCGTATGTTCGCATCCCTTGGGATGCTACGCACCTTGACCCTCGTGTTCACGCTTTTTGGATTCAACCCTCCCGTACTGGTAAGTCAATTGCTTGGGAGTTTGTAGGTGATGTACTCAATGACTGTGGAGTCGCCAGTGATGCGTACACGAGTGGTTCGGATGCAGGGTTAATTGGTGGTGTCACGAGCGAGTGGGTGGAGAACGAAGACGGTAAGAAGGAGCAAGTCACTGTTGAAACACAGGGTATGCTCGGTGGTCAAAAGGCTCTCAACTTTGACGAAGGGAGTATCATTCTCAATCCCGGTAAGCACAGCCAAGAGACAGTGCTGTACCTACAGTCGGCGTGTAACCCTATTGGAAGCAACAGCAACATTCTCGTAAAGCACTTGAGCGGGCGACGCATTGAAACCGAGTCACTCGCATCGTTGTGGATTACCACTTACCCACCCAAGGGTGTTAAGGAGTATGTATTGACCAAGGGTATTTTTCAGCGTGTGTTGTTGTACTGGTCGCACTGGGACATGGACCGCAGGCAAAAGGTCAGCCAAGTGCGTATGAATCGCTCGTACCGTAAACCGGAGGATGGCATCGTTTCCTATGATGAAATCGTTGACTACTTCAAGTCCTTAGAAAAGCGCTTGCGTGACCGTGTATTAGCGCTCACTGAGACAACCTACACGGAATGGACGAATGAAATGACTCGTGAACAGCAAGAGGACGCTGTGCAATCAGTCATGTACGATATGTTCACAGCGGATGAAACATACTACGCCGCTATTTACGATGTGGTGGAGGATTTTTACAGCCTTTTGGAAGGACTTAACTTTGCCATCGCTGATGTCGTGGCATCCTTCGTACCTGCTATGGAGAACTATTCGGTTATTCTTGCTACTCACCTCGCCATGATGGATGACACATGGGTGGTCACAGGCGACCACTTAGACATGGCAAAAGACATTCTCTACGACCTGTTCAAGAACCTCATTCAATGGCTTGAAGGAGAGGTTGAAGTTGGTGCCAAGAAAATGGAGAAGGAGAATCATCGCAAGGATTGGCTGGAGGCTTACAACAACATTTCACCTGTGGAGTTGGACAAGCGTGGTGAGGGTTGGCGCAAGAAGGCGGCTGTCCTCAAACAGTTCCAAGCGAACCATCACATCACCCGACCTACCGCCTTCAAGAAGTTCAATGACTGGGCGGCGCATTTATTTGATGCGGCCAAGGACGGTGCAACTGTGTACATTCGTTTGAAGGAGGTGGACGCATGAGCGACATTATGGCATTGGACATTGAGACAGGCAACTACTCATGGGAGATTGGTGGATGGGACAAGCATTCGTTGTTTGAACCGACCGTTGTTGGTACATGGGATGGCAACGAAGGACACATTTTCAGCAAAGAAGACATTGAGATGGTTGGTGCTACTGTTCACCCACTTCACCCCCGAGACTTGGGGGAACACTTGCAGAAGCACATTGACAACGGTGGGCGCATTCTTGGGCACAACATTCGCAAGTTTGACTTGCCTGTGCTTAATGCAGCGCTTGACTGTTGGACAGCCGGTGATTTGATGAGCAAGACTGAAAGCCTCATTGACACAAAGTTGCTTGTAAGCAAAGCCGGGTTATCAACAGGAAGCGTGGCTACAGCGTTAGAGGTTCTCGCACGCACTACGCTTGACATCGGCAAGAGCATGTCAAGTGTAGAAGCGCCCGAAGCGTGGCGCAACGGCCAATACCTTGAAGTGGCGGAGTACTGCCTCAAGGATTGTCAACTCACATACGACTTGTACAAGTACGGATGTGACAACGGCATAGTCAAGAGCCGTTCCTTAGAGGACGGTTCAATTATTGACATAGAGGTGGATTGGAAATGAGTGAAAATAAGAACCATAGCGCACAACGAATGAACATTGAAGCAGCGAAGCGAATCGTAGGCACGGTGAGAACAACACTGGGCCCGATGGGCATGGACAAAATGATGGTTGATGGTGGTGGAAATGTTATTGTCACCAACGACGGTGCCACCATTTTGCGTGAACTTGACAGTGCTCACCCTGCTGCAAAAATGATTGTGGAAGTCTCCAAAATGCAAGAGGCTAATTGCCACGACGGTACGACAAGTAGCGTTGTGTTGGCTGGTCAATTACTCGCCAATGCCGAGGCGTTGTTTGACAAAGGCTTGCACCCAAATGTCATTAACAAAGGCTACATTCATGCCATGAATGAGTCTCGTGCATTCTTGGACTCGTTCTCAGCGCCCCTCAACAAAGAGGCATTGACTGACATCGCTCGCACTGCTATCACCGGTAAGTCGCTTGAAGCATCGGAAGAGCAAGTGGCTCAACTGTGTGTGGACACCATCAATGCGGTGGGCGATGTCGGCAAGGTACGCATGCTCGCAGCGCCCGGTGGTTCGTTGAGTGATTCGTATTTGTTCAGCGGAGTGGTTGTCAACAAAGACCTGCTCGGACAAGAGGACATAGCGGAAAGTTCACCTGTTTTACTTCTCAACAGCGGCTTGGAAGAAGAGCAACAAAAGGCCAACATGCAGGTGCAGGTTGATGCTACTTCCTACAGCAGTGTGAAGAACGCCGACCGTCAACATTTGCTTGATGCGGCCAAGAAAGTGGTAGCCGCTAAGCCGAAGGTTGTCTTTGTGCGAGACGGTGTGCATGACACTGTGGTTTCGTACTTGCGCAAGGCAGGTATCGCTGTGTGCCGACGCTTGCCCGAGAGCACGATGAAGCGCTTGTCAAGCGAACTCGGTGCTGAAATCTATCACTCACCCGAGGACGACATGGTGTGTCAATTGGGCGAGATTGAGCGAAGAGAGTACAACGATGTAGTGTACTTGTTTGTTGCCGGAGAACAAGGTGGAGAAGCCACACTCGTTCTCTTCGGTGCCACTCAGTCCACGCTTGACGAAGTACAGCGTGGCTTTGACGACGCACTGGGCGTTGTGTCGCTTGTTGCTAACGGTGACTCCACGGTGTACGGCGGTGGGGTTGCTTACCTCATGACAGCCATGCACTTGCGTGAGAATGCCTCCACCATCGGTGGGCGTGCTCAAATGGCGATTGAGTCCTTTGCTGACGCATTGGAGAGCATTCCCGGCACCATCGCTGAGAACGCTGGTCATGATGCACTGGACACCATTCTTGCTATGCGCCACGCTGGTGGTGCTATGGGCCCGGATGTTGAGAACGGTGGTATTGTGTGCATGAAGGAGTTGGGTGTACGAGAACCCAAGTCGCTGGTACGCAGCGCTATCACGAGCGCTACTGAGGTCGCTACAGCCATTCTACGCATTGACGATGTTATCGGCAGGCGTGGTGAGTGATGGGTCGTCTGCTTGATAAAATGAATGTCAAGTGTCGTGCTTGCGGGCACGAGCACATTCCACGACGAATCCAAGGTAAGTACTTGGACGGCGACAAGAAGCGTATCAGTTTGTGGCAGTGTAGAGAGTGCGGGCACTTTTGGGTGGATAGCGCTTTCAAGAAGAGGCGCTCACCGTTCACAAGGTGAATTACCAACTTGCCATTTCGGCGGGCGTTGGTGGAGTCGGATATGTGTTGGTAGGCCATAGTCCCATGTTGACACGATAGGCTCCAGTTCCCGACATGTAAATGATAGGTAGTATTTCCATAGCAGCCCAGTTGTGATTAGGGTATCTCGTTTGTAATTCTGTTAGCATCATTCAACTCTCCTTATGTCAAGAAATGTTCGGGTTTCCTGTCCACTTCCACCAGCGATGATTCCACCGACTTGATAATTTCCGGTGGAATTTGAGACGCTGAAATAAACTGTTGAGCCTGCCGTCAAATAAGCGGTGGTTATGCCTGCCCCGGTGTAGCGGTCCACGAAGGTGCTACGGTTGCGGAAGGAAAGCAAGTCGCCTGTAAGAGCGGAGTTGCTTGAGATAGTTATCCGATAATCGGCACTTGAACCACTAAGGGCGGCGATGAATGCGCCCAAGGTGAATTGGTAAAGCCCGTCTTGTAAGATGTCAATGTAGGCATTGGAAGGGTTGATAGTCCAAGCGGATAGGGTTGTGCCGTAGGCAGGGGCTAAAACGGTACCGGAAGAGCCAAATTGGAGTTGCGTTGTCGTACCACTACCCGTACTCGCAGTTGAAGTTTGAAAAATGTATTTTTCGTATTCGCCTGTGATACCCGGCCCTTGTGGCCCCGCTGGACCTGCTGGACCTGCTGGACCTGCTGGACCCGTAGCACCTGCGGCACCTGCGGCACCTGCGGCACCGTCTGCACCGTCTGCTCCGTCACTACCGTTTGAGCCGTTATTCCCTGCTGGACCTGCCGGACCTGTTGGCCCCGCTGGACCTGTTGGCCCCGCTGGACCGGTTGGTCCCGTAGCACCTGTTTGCCCTTGTGCCGCTACAACTCCACCTGCGGAGATTGTGATGTTTGTTCCCGCAGTTAAGGCAGCAACAACATTCGTGGTATCGGTGACATTAGCACCGTCTTCTACATTGAGAAGCGTAAGCACTTCTGCTTTGGTGATGCCTGTCGCAAACGCTGGCGTACCACTATTGTCCTTAATTGCAGGTGGGTCTGTAGCAGTAGCACTTGAAGCGATTGCATCCAACTTACTTTTGTCCCCGTTAGCAAACGCTCCTTCGCTAAGCACTGCTTGATAGTCGGTGTTGGCTACAGCAGCAGACACTGTGCCGCTACCATTGGATTTGAGAATACCACTGGCACCGCTGGCACCACTAACTGTTGTACGCTCACCAGCAGTGATGATTGCACCGCTACCGGCGTTGCTGACATCACTAAGTTGAGTCACGCTTGATGCCGAGTTAAGAACTGTGTTTGCTCCATGTTTCAAAGCGTTGGATGCACCAGTGTCCATCCAAAGCGTGTTAGCATCTACCACACCTGCATCAGCAGCAGCGGGGTTGCTGGACTGTGGAGTGATTTCAAGCCCAGTTGGGTCAATCAAACCACTAACCGTCAACTTACCGTCAACGATGAGTTCGTTGGCTGTTGTGTCGTATGAGAGGGTTGAGTCGCTTGTGAAGCCACCTGCACCGTCGGATAGTTGCACAACACCACTTGCACCGCTGGATGTTGTAGCCACGGTGCTACTGTAGAGCACCTTCTTCCAGTTGCTACCGTCGTAGGCAAACATAACTGCATCGCCAGCAGCAACGGCTGTGTTGAGCCCTGTGCTGTCAAAGGTCACTGTGCTACCGCTGGGTATGCTAACGAACACGGTGTGGCCGGGTGGGAATGTACCACTGGGGTTGAGTGTGATGGTTGTAGAAGCGGTAAGAACAAACACTTGGTCGCTGTCAAAAGTAAAGGTTTGATTGCTACCGGGACTTGAGATATTGATGTTAGTAGGACCAAGTAGGTGAGTGTGTCGGGCTGAACTGTCCTTGCGTGAGTAGTAGAGCATAGTCTCGCCACCGCTGTTGAGTGATTGCCACAACACACCAGCGTCGCCAAAGTTTCCGTGCAGCCCACTACCGTGAATTTGCTGCAAGGTCGTGTGGTCGTTGACACCGGCTGTACCAGCGGCGTTGTTTGTCGTTGTCGTCAAGTACACAGGTGATGTGCGAATAAATGTGCGATGGTCGTTGAACTCGCTGAGTGCTTGAATACCTGCACCGTGCGTAGTACCACCGCTGTTGGTTGCACGGATGCTGCCAATCACAGTTGATTGTTGGTTGGTAATAGCAGACCCACCACTTGAGAGGTCGCTTAGGTACGAAGCGGCTGAGCCACTGATTGAAGGGTAAGCACCTGCGGTTGTGGTGATTCTTATTGATTGCGTGACCTTTACACCAAGCGGCGTAGCGATAACAACGAACAAACACTCTTGCCCACTGGTCAATGCTACGATTGCTTCACCGTCCAAAATGTCGCTGCTCCCAACTGATAAATCCAAAGTGATGTTGGAGCCGCCACCGAAGTCGTACAGTACACCGTGAAGAATGGCTTGGAAGGGTTTGACAATAACCTCACTGGCGTTAGCACCTTGACTCATGGCTCCACCAAGGTTGGCTGGATTGTTGCGGTCGCCATCAAGAAAAGCAGTGTCCTCGGTCAATAGAATGCCGTTGCCGTGCAACCCTTCGTACAGGTTTGTCAGTGTAGGCGACAGCAAGTGGTCGCCGTCTTGTAGTTCGTTGATGTTTTCTTTCAGTGGGTTGTTTGACATTCTATTTCACCTCAATAAGCAATTGAATGCGTATTTCGTTGCTGGTTGTTTTGATAACGGGAGCGATGGTATGTCGTGCAATTGGTGTGAATGAAGAAGTTCCCCGCAACTGCACAAACACCTCTTTCAGCGTTTCATCAAACGCTTCGCTCGCTGGTATGAAACCTTCTACCAAGACAGTGTTTTGGTCAACAATTCGCACTGACGGGTTGAGCACGATAGCGGGGCGACCAGCAGCGCCATCGGTTGTTGTGGATGGTGTGCCGTCAAAACCAATCACCATTTCATTGATGTTTGACACGATGGTATCAAGCAAGGCTCGTTTCAAATGGTCGCTAACTGGCATCAATCTCCCCTCATAACTACGACAGGTGTTTTGCTACCACCCAATGTCTCTTCGCTGCTACTACTACCCAACGCGCCCCTGTTCATGGCTCTACCGATGATGAAGCCGCTTGTACCATGACCCTGTATGGAGACAAGTACACTGCTTTTGATTTGTAGGTCAGCAAAGAGAGACAAGTTGGCTTCAACGATTTGTTGTACATTATCGGGCACAGTACCTGTGGGTTTGCTACCCTCAACAATACCTTGCAGTATGCCTTCAATACCGGTGTCAACCGTCAAGAACACAAGGTCGGCTGTGTTGGATTCCAACTGGTGTTTTACCTCAGTCAAAATACGCTTGACGCCCTCGTACTCAATGACCTTACCCGGTCGCAAATCCCATGACTGTGGGTGTCCCGAACTCGTTTTACTACCGCTAAGCAGGTTGTTGGCTTTGAGGATGCTTCGTGCGACTCGTCGTGCGCCTTCGTTGGTAGAGACGCTAAAGTCCTCAACAACCTGTGGTTCTTCTTGCACATCGCCGCCACGCCCGCTTTGCCGCTCAGCGTCGCTGACCTTAGCATAAGCAGCGTTGTTGAGAGAAGACGCCTTGCCTTGTACAACAATGACATTCGCTGTGTTGTCAATTGGGTTTGTACCTGCTGGTCCAGCACGGGTATTTGCATCCACAAATCGCCCAGCCTCGCCAAAGTTAAACGGTACATAGAGCAAACTGCCGAAGCGGTCAAAGTACACAATGTGATTATCGTGGCGACCAAGGAAGCGTAGTGCTGAAACAAGGTTGACACCGTAGAAGTCAGTAGCAACAAAGGTGCTGCTTTGCTTACGACGGTCAGCATTGGCTCGTGTAGGCGACAGGGGGAGAGCGAGGCTAACCGAGGTGAACGAATCACCAAGGTCCTTTGCCAATCGCATAGCCATGTCTGTTGTACGCAGCCCGATGTCCACTTGTTGTCCCAAATGACCTCGTGTGGAGTTGAAGCCAATCTCTTGAAACGAGCGGTTTTGCATGTTTCGTACTGAGAATGTCGTACCTTCGTTTCCAGTAGAAACATCGCTCACGGTCATGCGTTCCGACGGATTTTCAGCAGCGTACAAAATCGGCGGTGTATTTAAAGCGGCATCGCCTGTGAGTTTATGACCGGCGTAAAACACCGCTGTGTCGGAGTTGTGCCCAGCAGCACCTGTGTGCTTCAACACTACAGCGTCTTTTAGTTCGTTGATTGAGTAGGTTCGTTCCGTTGCCACGGCGTAAGTTGCTTGCTTGCGCTTACGCACAGTGACTTGTTGTTTGGTGCTACTTTGCATGTTGATTTCGCCAAGGTGAACAGCGTTGTCAACAAAGTGCGGCTTGCGCACTTGCTTCATGACAACATCGCTGTCGCCAGTCAGTCGTTGTTGTGCGAGTTGAGGCATCAAGCATCACCACTCAACATTCTTTTCTGCTCGTTAATCCAAGCATCGTGTTCGTCTTCAGTCATGTCTTCAGTCACGCTTTTAGAAGGTCGGGTCATGACAATGTTTTCCCAATCTATAGGCTCATTGTGAGCAACAAACGCTTCATTCATGTAGGCATCATTGGTCGGGTTCCACTCACCACTACGGCGTTGAACCTCACCGATGTTTTCCAAAGACCCTCTATGACCGAGCACCACACCGTTCCAAAGAGGGTGGTTGTAAAAATTGCTTCCGAACCACGAAGCCGTAGCGTGAGGCTCAGGCCCGTCCGTAGCCCAGTATGTGCCCTTTATCCCCTCATTGTTGAATGGGGTGTTCTTGCGAGTGCTCTTACTGCTCTCATCCCACATCGTTGGACTCATCGGTTTGGTAGAAGGAAACGGCACGCCCCGATAGGCGGTAACAGGCTCTTTACCGGGGTAGTCTTCTATGTAGTTGTACAACTTCATTTGCCGTGAAGCCTTGAGCAACTGCCATGCTGCGTCAAAAGCCCTCATGTCGCATCACCACTGTGGTCCGATGTGTTGTAGGTCACATCCTCCTTATGTCCCTTGCTATGCAACGATTGACTAAACCGTGGCTTCACGCTGAAGTCCTTCGCTACACCTGTGTTGCGAGGTGCGTCGCTGCGATAATGCTGTAGTGTGTTCTCACTGATGAGCAAACGAGTGACTGTGCTCTTGAGCGAGTCTTTGTCAAAGCCTGTAGCCTCAGTGCCGGGTAGTTTCGGGCCCTTTGCTGTTGGTACAGTATCACTGCTGGTTTCCATCAAGTACACCGGTTGGTACGGAGCGTTGCTGTTTGGATTTGTAGAGCGCATGTACGAGCCTGTGCTGGCCCTGCCGCTGGCTGTTTCGTAAGTGAACAGACCGTATTTACCACCAGCAGTTGCAGTGAAGAAAGTGCTGCCGTACTGTGGGCTTGACGAGTGCAAGTTGAGTTGCGAACGGAACACCTCAATGTGTTGGTTGTCCAACAATCGTACAGGTCGCAACAAGAATCGCACAGTGGTGTCAGTGTAGTTGGTTTGATTTGCACTGCTGTAAGTGGTGTTTTCGTATGGGTTGCTCGTCTTTTGCACACCAGTGACACCACCTCGCCCCCACCCAGTATCGTCAAACGGATTAACGAATGAGCGAGCCTCCAAAACATAGGTGCCGCCAAGCGGCTTCATGTTGCTGGTGTGAGAGAAACGCATGACGCCACCGTGAGGTTGCGCTGCAAACGATAGGCTGGTGAGGTCGTAGTCGCCAAGTGTTTGCGAACCTGCTTGCATACCACCATGCAACACAGTTCGTTGACCAACGCCACGGTCGGTGTGTAGGCTGTGCGCTTCTGTATTGATAGCCACCATGTCTTTGTTAATGCCTTTAGTTTTCATCTCCAAAATGTCAGCATCAACACCAATACGAGGACTTGAACGGGACACTGCATCCTTGTGTACACTTGTACCACTGATGCTTTCTACACGGTCGCTGACCACTGCGTCGGACTTGAGTAGTCCGTCTTCTGCAATCTCCAAGCGAGCGCTAAGACCACGGTTGACTTCATCGGGTTGCTTTACATCGTTGCGTGGTCGTAGCATACCTTTGCCAAATGTAGGCTCAGCGGTGTTATGCGACAACACGATACCCGACCCTTCGTACACAGCGCTGAGTTCAGTAAGGATGTCCTCGTTGAACTGTGTTGGATAACGCACACCACGCCCAGCCATGTCGCCTACACGCAACGGGTTGACAGGTGCGAACACATCAACGAGGATGTCTCCGTTGTTGTTGTTATCGTCGTTAAGCCGCCCACCAAAGCGTGGAATAACAGCGCTTGGGCTTGACAACACATCACCGCTTGAATCAATGATGCCCTTCAAGTTGACAATTGATTTACCACTATTGTACAAACGAGCGTAGGGCGTTTTGCCGTTAGTACGGTCGTATTCGTAAGCGTCGCCCGCATCCCAAGCAGGGCGAATACCAAAGGAGCGTACAGGTGCTCGGCGTACATCCTCACCACGGGTGTTACCCCACCAATCAACGAGGTAGTACGCTACCGCATCGTCAATGTTGAGCACTGCTAAACCAGCGTGGTCTCCCCACCAATCACGAGGTGATGCAGCGTGATTGCGAATGGTACGCACTGGACAACCAAACGCACGAGTCATACGCACACCATCGCTGTAGCGCACTTGCCATTCGGGTTTATCGGGACCAAGCATACCGCTGAAGTTGGTTTGCCGTTCCATGATACCCACATAGGTCACAGGTAGTGTGCTGTTTGTCCCACTACCACCAGCGTAGTTCCAAGCCTGCGTTTCGTATTCAGTCAATGGACCAGCCTTGTACCCAACAGTGATGTTGGTTGCGCTGCTGAACACACTGTATTCTTGATATGCTCGCATGCCGTAGTGCCCCCACTGCGGTCGGTTCCACGGTTGACGCAAACCAAAGCGATAGCCAAACGGATAGGGCCTACTTGTGATGCTACTTGCAGCAGCCGTCCCAATACCAGTAGCAGCGTTGTAAGAACCACCATCACCGCTGTCAACCCAATAAGTGGCTGCGTTTTCACTGTAGGCTTGTGGTACATGCCATGCAGCAGCCCATGCTGCGTACCCATCAAGACGGCTGACCAACGGGCCACCACGGCTACCACAAGGCCAAAAGTGTGTGAGCATAGCGCTGTTGCTACCTTGCGCTTCGTAGCCACTCATACCATGGATAGCACCACCTAACACAACATCCCCACTTGCACGGAAATAAACAGTCGCTCCAGCGGCGGGAGTATATAACATGTCACCGGTCAAAGTAATTCGGGTTCCACTCACGCTTGCGAATTTACCAATAACTCGTCCATCAGCAAACAAGTAATCTGTTGTCGTTACGCCATCGCTTGCGACATCGGCGTTAAGAATAATCACAGCGGGTGTACCGGGTACACGGGAATTGTAAGTACCCGACAGAATACGAGGTGGTTCGGGTGTGTTGAAGTTCATAGTAAACGGACCATGACTCGCAGCGTAGTTGACATCGTGATAATGAATGGTCTCAAAGTGCTCGGGCATGCTGTTGTACGCAGCCTTGTCAACAGCACGGTCGCTTGTGAGATTCCCCCATGTACGAGATGAATCGGAGTAGAAGGTGTGTGGTCGTCCAAGGTTGGGATGCCAAGCACATAGGAAAGCATCGGGTGTGTACATACTGTTAGTGTCTTGCGTGCCCGCTGGCAAGAAGTAATCTGTGTTTTGCGCTAATATGCTACTCTTTGATTTGGTGAACAAATCTGCTCTTGATGCAGCGCTGTACGGTCGGCTAAGACGCAACACTGTACCTGTAGATGGTACAGTACCACTTGTAAGGAAACGGTCACTTAGATTGGCTGTACCGCTGCCCGATGTTGTGATACCTACTCTTTCCGTATAAGAGAGACTTTGCTGTACTCCGTTAATATCAGTGTACAACAAAACTTCACCATAAGATGGTTTTTCGGGGAATTGTGAACAGTCGTCAACCTTGACAAATGTTCCCGAACTGCTACCCGCTACAACTGTTGCAGTGGGTGTGAGAGAGATGTTAGCCATGACTTTTGAGTAAATGTCGGGACTAACAGAAGGATAGCCCGATAGCGTCAATTGAGCGCCTATGCAACCGGCGTTGGCGCGACAGAACTCATAGTAATTGTCAATGCGATAAATCGCTAAGTGTCGGAAACCATTAGCAGTAGAATCGCTTGGTGCTACTTTGTGAAAAATACTCCACCAAGGAATGTGCAGCGTGTGTCCCGGTGTAGAGTCATCAAACATTCCAACATGGTATGCTTGAGTGCGACGGGTAAAAGCAGGTGATTCGCTGCCTTGTACACCCAATGCGTTATAGAGCAGCATCGGTGGTATGTTTGTCAATTGACTACCATGGTCGGGCTCATGGTCAAGAATCACTTCGTTGATGAAAATTTCACAACCTCGTACATCTGCCAGTGTAGCCTCAGCGAGAATCAGTGTAGCGCCACCAATGGCAGTGCCTCGCTCACTGTCGTACTTGATACCTACAACGAGGTTCACTTGTTGCCCTGTCAATTCAACTGCACTACCGTCGGGTAGTGATGATGCAGTACCGTGATTTGCATGAAAACCAGCAATTTGTTGTTTGCGTGTATTTGGTTGAATGACAATTTGATAAGCACCGACTTCTGCTGGGTCGGGGAAATGCCCATCTTGTGTGTAATTTGCACCAGCCTCAAGCACGATTGAGTGTCCACCTGCTTTGTTGATAGTACCAGCACTACCTTTAGATGCGAGAACACCGTAGCCATCATACCTAATTTTAGTTTCAAACATCAATGTAAATCCACCACCATGTATGTCACTTGGTCCACTTGGTGTAGCGGTGAGGCTGCTGATGCGCACTTGTGGGTTGAGTGGGTGCAAGCGGTCAGCGACTGTTGTAGTTACTCTACTCTCCGTATTGCTCGTGTTCTCAAGGAAATATGTCATGTCCGCTTCTTGTTTGTTTGCTAAACGCTGTGCTTCATGTTTGTTGTACAAACCTTGGTAGGCTGGATGTGCCCAATGTCCGGGCAACATCGGCATGGTAGCGTTGACAAAGTGATGACCCATGCGTGGCATCGGCATAGGAGTAAGTTGTGGTTTTTGATAGCGAGTCAGTACAATATCATTTGCTGTTCCATCTAAGTAGTGAGTGTGCGGCATGTCGGGGCTGTTGCCGCTAACCTCAGCATGGTCTCGCAGCCGCCGTGCAGCAAAGAAGCGAGTGCTACCAGCAGGGATGTAGTAGGACGGAGAGATGTTGATTGTCGCTGCTGAATTGTCGGTCAAGAATTGGTCAAAGTCAGCATCACCAATTACACCTTTAAACAAATTGACTTCTCCTCCAGTGCCAATTGAAGTGTAAGAAACAACTACGCTATCAGTGGGTGTAGAAAGACGAAGGAAGCGGCGGCTGTCGCTGACCTCTTTCGTACCGTAGCCAGCGTCAAACACACGGGTGTTGATAGTAGCCGATGCAGTGATATTGCCGCCAGCATACGACGAAAGAGTCAGTGTTTGATTCTCTACACCGTTAGTGTGGGTGTAAACCACAGGGTATCGCTCGCTGTGGCTGTGTCCCATTTTGGTAATGTGGAAGTAAAGTGCTCGGTCGTGTTGCTCGTACGAAGACTTGAGCGGACTGTTGTTGGTAGTAGCAGCCCAACCGTCTTTTGTGCTGTCATAGGTATTGGAGTCAATGTGCTCCCAACCGCTCTCGTTCATTGTTGGGCCGTAGCGTGGGCCTTTCACCACATTGTCAAACAAGTGTCCGAGATGAGATGCGCCAAGGTCGGGATGAATCATACCACCATCACCCATGGTTTCGTTTTGATATGCCTGCAAACGGTCAAAGCCGCTACGGATGAGGATGTTGCCGGGGATTGATTCGGGGTCGGGTAAGCGGATTTCTAAGTTTGGCGACAACGAAGTGTTAGCGATTGAAGGCGACAAACCTTCTGCGTTTCGCTCACCAGTTGGTCGGTAAGCACGAATGATAACACCAAGAGGCGAGCCACCTTCTATTGTGTGGACTTGACCTGTATCGTCAACAACTTCCATGTCTTCAAACTGCAACTCTTCATTGGGAATAATCAACACATTCTTGAGTTCACTGGTATGCTCCTCAGCCAGTTGTGGGTGTGCGAGTTCTTGTGCTTGTAATACAGGCATCATGGCTGAGTTGGTTGTTTCAAATGAAAAGCGGATGTTGCCGTACAACTTCTCACCAAGTGTGTAGCCGTTGCCCACTGCGCCACCCACAACTGCTCCACTGGTACGGCTAACCCAAGGCACAGCACCCATACCCCGTGCATCCATGCGTGGTAGCGACAAACTACCACCGTCCATACGCTTCCACACAACATGCTCAGCGTTGAAATTTTGATGTGGTGCTTTGAGATTTAAATCGTAAGCGTTGACATCACCAACCCAAAATGTGTTACGCTGTTGAGTGCCACCGAGGTACTGAGATGGGTCAGTAGATGATGCTGAGTAGTAATCGTTGTTGATGTTGCGTTCAGCAGTGAATTGACCGGAGAAGTGGGAGCCAATACTGTGGGACGGGTCGTAAAACAAATCACCAGTTTTTGATTTGCACGGTTCACTGTTAGACAAAGCGGTGTCAGCCGATGGTACATCATGGAAAAAGAGTGGTGCGTTAAACGGCGATGCGTCAAGTGCGTTTGGGGCTGCGTAATTAGCAACTTGAGGTAGCGCAGTGGTATCAGCAATAAGCGCCTCAACATTCGGACCAGCGTTGGCAGTAGCAGTGAATCGGTCTTGACCGTGGATGCGCTCGTCCCAACGAGTTGTACCACCGAGCACTAACGATGATGCGTCGCTCAATCGCAACCAATCTCCAGTTGCCTTGATACCGTCTCGGTCAGTCTTTGCGATAAGGGCCAGTTCCGATTCGTGAGCCACAACAAGCAGGGCGCGACTGTACACACCTTGTGCGCTAAGCAATTCTTTCTGCAACTCGTCTTCCGTGTTGGGCAAGGGTGCTGAATGGAAACCACTCGCTTCAACAAATCCGAGCGTGTAAGAAGACAACGCCCCATCAGTGTTTTGGAATGGTGAGGTATCACCGTTGTTTGGTGGGAAGTTAGCGAGCGATGAACTGCCGTCGTCAGGCACAGCACTTTCGGGGCTGTTGGGCATGGGTGAAATGTGAGGGATGTGACCCAGTGCGTTTGCACACCCCATACTACCACCGTAAGGTGAGAAGCCCAGCATT